TGTCCAGCGTCCACCCGAGGTCGCCGCTCTCGTCCAATTAGATTAGATAGGAAGTCATTCCCGGCGCGCAGGCAAAAAAATAGGCGGACCCTAGGGCCGACGCGCTTACAGCGCGCTTACGATACCCGCATGGGCGTCGCGGCTACCTAGGCTTTACCCGCCATGGACACATTATGCGGGTTTAATGGTTAAGGATTCAATACGACGACTTTCCATATCCGTCCGTTTCCGTCCGCCGGCTTCCGCGAGGAGGGGGCTGGTCTACTGCGGGTACTTCGCCTTGAGCTGCGACAGCCGCTCCTCATCGCGCTCAGTCCAGGTGGCACCGCCGAACAAGGCTTCCCCATCGGCGCCATCAAGTCGCTCAACCCGCACCGTGAACAGCGCATCCTTCGGCGCGCTCACCTTCCCCCAGTCGCTGAACATGTTGGGCGCGAGCGACCAGCTGGCCGTCTCGCCGGGCTCCAGGCCGCCGGGGATCTTGTAATTGAATCTCTCAACGAGCCACGGCACCGAACGGCCGGGACTAGCAATGGTGCCGACGAAGTAGGCGCGGGAGATGGCGTGTTCCGTGCCGTTGCGCACCGTCAGTTCAATGATCGGCTCATCCCCGCCATAGCGTTGCGGGCGCTTGTAGAAGCGCGACCGCTCGACCACGAAGGCTTGTAGCTGTGCGGCGGCGGCCTCGGCTGCTGCTTTGCGGGCTTCGAGCTCGGCGATCTCGGATAGGGCCTGCTGGCGTTCTGCGGCCTCGCGCTCAGCGCGGATCTTGTCGGCCATAGCCATCACTTCCGCGGCCGTCTTCCCGTGGATCCGCTCTCGCACATTCACCAGGTACTTCTCGCTGCCGCCGTCGCGCATCATGTCGCGCAGGTCCAGCCCGTCGAATGCGACGGTCTTGACCGCGTCCTTGAACGTCTCGCGCTGGTCTTCTGGTAGCTTGTTCGCGATCGCCTGGATCGACTCTTTCAGCGCTCCCTCAGATGCGCCATCAATCTTGGGCTCTCCGCAGCCGGCAACCAGCACCGCAAGCCCGAACACAGCGGCAATCCTCTTCATTCCCCCTCCTCTCGTATAGCATCTGTATCGTCAGCGTCGGAAGAACCGGACGTGGCTGACCATCACCCCAACGACGTGCCCCGGGTTCTGGCTGTTGATGATGAGCGTCGGGTAATCGTCGTTGAGCGGCACCAGCTCGAACACCTCGTTGCCGGCGTCATCGCGCCCGCGTGGTCGGTACTTCTTGAAGGTGACTTCAGCGTTGCGCTCAATGCGCGCAACCACAAAGTCGCCCGGCCTGGGCTTCACGTCTGGGTCGATGTAAATGTGGTCCCCCTCGCGGAAGTCTGGAAGCATGCTCTCGCCCTTAATCTCGAGCGCGAAAGAGTGGGGGCCAAGAAGCTCAGCAGTTCTTGCGTCCAGAGGCACCTCATCCATGCCGGTCCCTGGCGTATAGTCATCCAGCACCTCCTTTGGATGCCCTGCTTGCACGTAGTTAAGAAGCGGGATCGTCCGCATTGACGATTGCACCGGCTTCACGTTCTCCGTACCGAGGCCGAACCCGCGAGCGGGCTTAGCGCCTTGGTGGCCCTCTTCCAGATACTCAACCGTGGTATCTAGGGCCTTTGCAAGCCGGAGCAAGTACCTGGGCCGCTTCACGGTCCCATCCTCGAGCTGCTGGATGTTCTGCGGCTTCACGCCCCCTCCAACGCGACGAGCCAGCTCGGACTGGCTCCATCCTCGGGCTTTCCGCAGTTCACGAACGCGCTCGCCAATCTTTGTAGTCATGGCGAGCACATTAGTTTGTAGTCCGCCAAATTGGTTTGTTGACGAGCTACAAATTACTTTGTAGTCTTCTTCCATGAGCGTAGAACTCCGTGCACTTCAACAGGCAATTCGCAGGGCAGGTGGTCAGTCGGCCTTGGCTCGCCTCATCGGCGGCAAGGTCAAACAGGGCCACGTCTGGTACTGGCTGAACGTCGCGAAGCGGCTCCCAACGGAGCACGCGCCAACCGTGGCCGCCAAAACTGGCGTGCCGCTGGGCCGGCTGGCGCCGGAACTCGCGGAGATCGAAAGACGCCAGGCGTCTTGAGGAGCGATTGGCGAAGTGCTGCGGCGACGAGATCACCGAGCTCGAGATCCTCTATCCGGAACGCTACGGCGAATCCTGGGTGGAAGGCCGTCTGCGAGCTCAAGGCCAGTCTCCTCCAGCAGGTCCGCAGCCCTAGGCGCGGATTCCCCGGCTACCTGAGCGGGGCTTTCTATTCGCAACACCCGCCGGCACGGACGCCAGCGGCAGGGGCGACACAGCGGCACGGATGCCGCGCGCAGGGATGGAGCAGGCCGGCCGGGAATGGCCGGCAGGAACGGGGGCAGCCCCGAGGGCGCGCCAGTGATGGCGCCGTCCGACTGATCTGACTCATCGCTGTGCCCTTGTAATTGTTGTTGGGGGACAGCCTAAAGCGGCGAGGAACAATAAGCATGTACCCGCGAGCACAAACCCGCAGTGACATCATCTGGACCCACTACCAGCGGGCCCTGCAGCAAGACCCGCACAGTACCAAGAACGGCCTCGGCTACGCCGCCTGCCAAGCCTACGTGGACGCCACCCCGGCGGAGCGCCGCCGCATCAAGGTGGCGGTCGGCAACGACGAAGCCACCATGCGCGCCAACGGCCAGATGGTCTACCGCTGGCTCAACCCCGAGGAATCGCAAATCCTGCCGGCCGACATGGAGCCGTACGTGGTCAACGCGCTCCCCGAGCCGTACCGCAGCGCCTGCCTGGACGACCTGGCGGCGATGTACGGCCTGCTGGCGGTGCCGGACTTCAGCCGCGACGCCGACCCCTGCAGCTCTGTGGTGCGGGTGATGAAGGAGTGCGCAGAGGCCGTGGACTTTGCCAGCAAGCGCCTAGCCGGCGAGGCCCGCGACGCCTGCGTGGTGCGCGAAGCCCGCGAGGCGATTGCGTCGCTCAAGGGGCTGATCGCGGCCATCGAGCAGGACTCGCGGCCGGCGCTGAAGGTGGCGAAGTAGAGACATGCAGGTTCGGCTGAACGATAGGGAGATGGAGGCGCTGCAGGGGCTGCCCTGGTTTGCGCGCTGTCTCTATGTGTTTGGCATCCGGCCGTACATGGACTACCGCACCGGCACGGTGGGGATCGTGCGCGGCGTGAGCTGGCAGAGCATTGCCGAAGCGCTCTACGTGGAGCCGCACCAGGGCGAAACGGATTCTGGCACACCCGACAAGTCGCGCGTGCGGAGAGCAGCAGCGCGCCTGGAAAAGGCCGGACTTGTCGCTCTGAGGTCTATGGACAAGCGGCTGGTTTTTCAATGCCTGCTCGCCGACACGGATCAGCCCGCGCCAAATAAACCCGACACAAACCCGACACAAACCCGACATAGCAAAGCCGACACGGCAAACGCTAATAGCGGCGCGGGTTGCGACAAACAACCCGACACAAACCCGACATACCCAGAACAGGCAAAACCCGACACACCTCCGGTATCCGGTATCCGGGAAGAAGGTAATGAAGAACATTCGCTCCGCTCATGTTCTTCTGCCGCGCCGCCAAGCGACGCGACAGAGAACGCACCGGCGGTCATCCGACTGCCGACGCTGCAGGGCGAGCATGCGGTGACCGACGCCGACCTTGCCGAGTACGCCAGCCTGTTTCCTGCGCTCGACGTGTTGCAGGAACTGCGCAGCATGCGGGCGTGGCTGCTCGCCAACCCGTCCAATCGCAAGACAGCGCGCGGCATCAAGCGCTTCATCGCCAACTGGCTCACCCGCAGCCAGAACCGCGCCACACCCGCCAGGAGCAATCACCGTGAAGCCAGTCAGCCAGTTGATAACTCTGCAATCGCCCGAGTCCGTCGTGCAAACGGCATCCCGGATCCAGGTGGACGAATCATCGAAGGCGAGTTCCGCCGCGCGTGAGCAAGCGGTGATGGCGCGGCTGTGGGAGCGGATGACGGAGATTTACGGGCATCGCTGGATCTCCGCCTACGGCGAGGCCGCGAACGAATCCTGGCGCCGCGGGCTGCAGGGCGTGAGCGTGGAGCAGATCGGCCGGGGCCTGGAGCGTCTGCTGGAGCAGGGCAGGGAGTGGCCGCCGACGCTGCCGGAGTTCCGGGCGCTGTGCGTGACGGATCCGAGCACGCCGCTGGCGCCGTACCACAAGCCGGCGCCGAGGCTGCTGGAGGCGCCGCGCAACCCGGAGAAGGCACGGGCGGCGCTGGCCGAGTGCCGGCGGATCCTGGCGATGAACCGCTGAGGCCATGCAGTGGGAGCGGCGCGACAGGTACTACGAAGAGGATGCCACTGGGTGTTACCGGGTGAGCGCGGCGCGCGTCGGCTGCCGATGGCGGTTCAGCGCCTGGCGGCTGGATGGCGAGCGCTGGCAGCTCATCGGCGTCTACGACACGGCGGCCGAGGCCAGGTCAGTGTGCGAGAGGCACAAGAGCGAGAGGGCAGCAGCATGACCGATCCGTTTAACGACACCCACGAGATGCAGACGTCCGGCTCAATTGAGCGCGACCCCAACGGCATCGACCCGCACGAGCCGGGCGCAAAGCTCGACTCCGGCAAGGTCGAGCCCGAGCTGATCCAGCGCGGATTTGCCCGCGCCCTGCTGGCGGTGGCCGACGTGGGCACCTACGGCGCGACCAAGTACACCCGCGACGGCTGGGAAGACGTGCAGGACGGCGTGCGCCGATACACCAACGCGATGTATCGGCACCTGAGTGCCGAGCACCGGGGCGAGGAGTGCGACCCTGATACCAAGCTGCTGCACGCCGCGCATGCCGCCTGGAACGCGCTGGCGCGGCTGGAGCTGATGCTGAGGGAGAGAGAGGCGCGTGGCTGAGCTGACCATCAACAGCGCCGCAACGCTGGCGGAAGCGCATCGCGCGCTCGACGCCATGTGGGCGAAGCATCGTTACTTCCGCATGGAACTCAAGCAGGCCGCAGGCACGCGCACGCTGAGCCAGAACGCCGCGCTGCACCTGTTCTGCGCGTGGCTCGCGGAGGAGCTGAACGCGGCCGGCTACGACATGCGCAAGACGCTCAAGCCGGGCGTGGAGATCCCCTGGACGCCGGCCAGCGTCAAGGAGCACCTGTGGCGGCCGATCCAGGAAGCGCTGACCGGCAAGCAGAGCACGACCGAGATCACCACCGTCGAGCCGACCGTGATTCACGAGACGCTGGCGCGGCACCTGGGCGAGAAGCTGGGCATTGCCTGCCCGCCGTGGCCGTGCCGTGAGAACAGGAGGGTGGCTTGATGGTCGGCAAAACCAAGGCAGCAACGAAGGCTCAGCAGCGCCGCTTTGCCGACCTGCAGATGGTCGGCTGCATCTGCTGCCGGCTGGAGGGGATCGCGGGCGACGGCCACCCCGAACCTGCCGACATTCACCACATCACGATGGGCGGCCGGCGGCTGGGGCACGACTACACCATCCCGCTCTGTCCGTGGCACCACCGGGGCGTCGGCGTGGCGGGGCTGCCGGATAGCGTGTTGGAGGCCAGTAAGGGGCCGTCGCTGGCACGGAGCAAGCGGGCATTCGTGGCGCGGTACGGCACCGAAATGCAGTTGCTGCGCATGACGAACGGGCATCTGGAGAGGCTGCGGAGGGCAGTGGCATGAGTGCCCTTGAGGACACCCTCGCCCTGCACATCCGCGCCCACAAGCTGCCCGATCCAGTGCGCGAATACCCGTTCGCCAAGGCCATTGGCCGGCGCTGGCGCTTCGACTTCGCATGGCCCGATCTGCGGGTAGCGGCAGAGGTTGAGGGCGGGATCTACAGCGGCGGCCGGCACACCCGCGGCAAGGGGTTCGAGCAGGACGCCGAGAAGTACAACCAGGCGACTGTCATGGGCTGGGACGTGGTGCGGTTCAGCGCCGGCATGATCCGCAGCGGCAAGGCGGTTGAGACGATCAAGCGGCTACTGGAGATGAAGGGGCGGGCACATGGCTGACATATGCGACATCGCCGACGAGCGGGTCACGGCAGAGATCGAGGGGCTAGTGGCGCGTCGGGTGCGCTACGTCGGCGAGAGCGCGAGCGAGTGCGTGGAGTGCGGCGAGGAGATCCCGGAGCGACGGCGGCTGGCGCTTCGGGGCATCAAGACGTGCGTGGACTGCGCGGCAGCGGCAGAGCGGAAACGGTAGGGCGGAGCGAGGTGGCGGGGATGGCTGGAGTAGCGATTTCTCAAGATGTGCTTGAGGCCCGCGCCGATGCGCTGCTGGCCGAGTGGGGCGAGTGCCAGCGGCGCACTCCGAGTCCGATCGGCCCTAAGCAGGGGCGGAGCACGATCGCGACGATGATCGAGAACTGGGGCAGCCGCACGCGCAAGCGCAAACAGGCGGTCTGGTCGAGGCATCGGCGACTGACTGAGGTGGCCGTCGGCTACGGGAAAGTCCGGCGCGTGCCGATCCTGCCGATGTACCCGGACCGCGCCGAACGGCAAACGGATGTCGGCATCGTGGAGCGCTCCGAACCGTGGCCGGAGCGCATCCAGCGGCTCGACCGAGTGCTCGCCCGGCTGCCGCAGATCGCCGTGCGCGTGGCGCTGGCCTACTATGCTGGTGGGCACTCGATTCGGTCGGGCGCGGATGCGTTGGCGATCAGCAAAGCGCTGTTCGAGCGGCAGCTTGAGCGAGTGCGCTGGGCCGTGATCGGGGCGTTTCCGGAGATCGATCGATGAACGTGTTGCCTACGCATTTCGCCTGGGCCTGCGTCGGCGGTGGCGAATTCCTGCCGCCAGCTCCCAAGCGCGGTGAGCGGTTCGGCCCGGACGCCGTGTGCTGGCTCTGCGGCGGCGACACTGGCGGCCAAGGGTGGCCGATGGATATCGCCATCAAGCCGACGTTCACCAACTACAACAACGCCGCCCATCTCCCGAGCCGCACCATCTGCCAGCCCTGCGTGGCGATGCAGAGCAAAGAGACATGGGAAGCCTATGTGGTCGCTCACCCCGAGAAAGGCCTCAAGACCGGCCATGCCATGAGCTGGCGTTGCTACAGCCACGTGTTCGCCGCTGGGCTGCATGACTGCCCGCAGCGCGCCGGGTGGCGGCAGTGGTTGCTGAACCCGCCGGCGCCGCCGTTCATGTTCGTGATCGCCACCAGCGGGCAGAAACATCTGATTTTCCGAGCCCAGGTGGCGCACAGCCGGGAAGTGTTCCCGGTGCAGTTCGAGGAAGAGCGCGTCTACGTCGATCGCGGCAAGTTCGCCGCGCTGCTGGCCGATTTCGAGCGCCTCTACACGATGGGGTTCTCGAAGGACCAGATCCTCAGCGGCGAGTACCACCACGGGCAGCTGCTCAAGGTCGGTCTGCGCACCTGGCGCGAGGCCGAGGAGCCGATGATTGAGTGGCGCCGGCGCGAGCCGGGGTTGATGGCGCTGGCGCACTTCTGCGGCCAGAAACAGGAGGGCGCTGCGGCGCCCGTCGAGGAGGAGGACGGACCGTGCACTACGGCTTCGACACAGACGACATCAACGCAGCAACTGGGGCTCTTCTGACCTACGCCGTCTATCGCTCGCGCGACCGGCGGCGCTTCAAGGTCACGCCAGACATGTGGGGCCAGATCGAGCGGTTTGTGAAGGCGGCCGCCAAGCGCGCGCAGACGCTGCCGGCCTTCATAGAATCGCTGAAGCCGCGGCTGTGCTGCGACACGATCAATCCGCGCTGGATGGAGGCCGGCGTGAAGGGCGATATCTCGTTGCTTGCCCGTACCAACGCCGCCGGCCGGACCGAGTACGTCCAGTTCGTGGCCGACGAGCAGCGTGAGTTCCTGACGCGGGTACTCGCTGCCGTCGATCATCGGCAAGTGATCGACAAGCTCTACCGTGAAACAGCCTGGATCGTGCTCTTGGTGCGCGACCGGTTGGAGCGCGAGAAACCGATCGAGCAGAACGTGGGAATCGACGAGGAGGCCATCTAATGCACGTGCGGATCTACGGAACGTTTACCCTGCGCTCGCCGCTGAGCCACATCGGCGAGTCGATCAGCACCACCAGCTATCTGGTGCAGGAGCCGCTGATGCAGCCGGATGGCAGCATCGAAGAAGTGTTCTGCTACAACGGCAACGCCTGGCGCGGTCAGCTGCGCGATCTGGCGGCGAGCTACATGCTCGACTATCTGGGCCAAGCGCGGGTGCCGCTGGAGGCGTTCCACCTGCTGTTCTCCGGTGGTCGCATTGGCGGAGATCAGGTGGTGGACATCAATGCGGCGCGCGCCATGCGCCGGGCAATCCCGATGATCTCGCTGTTCGGCGGCGGCGTCGGCAATCAGATTCTCCCCGGCAAGCTGCGGGTAATGAATAGCTACCCGATCTGCCAGGAGGCCGCCGTCGTTTTGCCCGATCAGTTCCTCGGCGAGGCGGCCCGCCGGAGTTACCGCGGCATGACGTTCGAGAAGTCCTTCAGCCGCAAGGACGACGGCAAGGACGAGCGCGTGCGTGAGTACCTGATGGAAGAGCCGGCCGGGCTGCTGGAGGGGCCGACGAGGAAGAAGGACGGCCCCGCCGATCAGATGCGCATGACCAGCGAGCTGCTGGCGGCCGGCGTGAAGCTCTACACCGAGATTGAATGCCTGGACGTGTCCGAGGTGGAACTCGGCGTGCTGGTGTCGGCTCTGCATCGATTTTCGCGCTCTCCGCACATCGGCGGCCAGTCCAACCGCGGGCACGGCAAGGTCCGGCTCGACTATCGCATCCTCGATATGGACACCGGCGAGGAGCGCGATTTCGTGCGCGTCAGTGATGGCCCCGCGCTGCTGGCGCCGCCGGCAAAGGCCGCGAAGGAAGCCTACGACCAGCACCTGTGCGATCAGTACAACGCCATGCTCGAGAGTCAGGGTGGCGAGATCCGCGCGCTGCTGGGGGCCGGCTGATGTGGCTGGCCACGGTGGCGAGGCCATCGGTGCCAGCCTATTCGTTGCACCAGGTGCTGTGGGGGTATTTCCCTGGAGTTCCGTACGGTTCTCCACGGCCGTTCGTCTATCGGGTGGAACGGGATCGCATTCTCCTGCTCTCCCGTATCCCGCCGGCGTGCGCGGCTCAGCGGGTGGATGAGCGGATTGAGGCGGGTCGGGTGTACCAGTTCCGTGCGCTGGTCAGCCCCGCCAACGGTAGCGGCAAGGACGGTCGCCGTCGCCCAATCGAGGGCGGCGAGAAGCGCCGTGAGTGGCTGGGGCGGCGCCTGCACGGTGCGCGGCTGACGTTCGCGCAGTTGTTCGAACGGCGAGATCTGCGGTTTAAACGCCCTGGCGGCGATCTCGTGACCGTGCATCGGTGCGAGGCGGTTGGGACGTTGCAGGTGATCGACCGCGAGGTGTTCATCGAGACGATGGTCAGCGGCATCGGCGGGCGCGGCTGCTGGGGCTGCGGACTGCTGGTGCTGCCGGAGATCATGGAGGTGGGGGATGGACGACGTATTGCAGCCTGACGTGTTCGGTGGCGAGGTCAGCATCTGGTCGGCGCGGCATGTATTCGGACGGATGCGCGACCAGCAGCCACGGGCTTACACCGAGCGCAACATCCCGACGCCGGTGGCGGCCAGAATCCTCGGGCGTGACAGCTCGACGGTGCGCCAGCAATTGGTGGCCGGCCGGCTGGCCGGGACGCGCACCGCGAATGGCTGGCGGCTGTCTGTGCGTGATCTATCTGACTACATCGCGGAAGGGCGGTGGCGGGAGGTAGGCCCGCGCCGGCCCTGGACCGAGGCGGAGATTCAAGAGCTGCTGAGCACCGGTAGTTGCGCCGGGCGCTCGGCGATGGCGTGCAAGCTCAAGCTCAAGCGGCTGCGGATGCGGATGCGGAGGGGAGCGTGATGGAGGCGCTGATCGTCACGGCGCACATGAGTAGCGGATTCGCGGCTGGCGATCCGTGGAGCCCGGCGCTCGATGCCATCCTGGCATACTGGCTGATGCGCGAGCGATTGGGCGAGGAAGAGTTCGCGCTGCAGTCCTCACAGCGCGACCTGATGGGGCCGGTGGAAGGGCTGCCATTGGGCGTGGAGCACCACGGCGAGCACTGGTGGTATCAGTGCTCCAGTCCGATCTACGAGGCGAAGGCAGTGGTGCGGCGGCACTATCACCGGCGCTTCGATGCGCATGCCGCCGAGCAATATCTCGTGCCGCAGAAGGGCCGGATCCAAACTCAGGCCGGGCCATACAAGAGCTCCCGCTTATCGGCGCAGGTGTACGTAACGCCCGCCGTCGTTTGGCACGCCATCGGTGATGCTGCGGAGGTGCAGCGGCTGCTCAATCGCTGCAGTGCCATCGGTGCGCATATAGCGCGCGGTTATGGCAGGGTCAAGCGATGGACCGTCGAGCCGGGAGGCGATGAGCGACTGGCGCGGTTTCATCGGCCGCTGCCGATAGAATTCGCGGACGCGCACAGTATCATAGGTCAGCAGATGCTGTTTGGGATCAGGCCGCCTGCGCGGCTGCCTATCAACCATGCGTTATGTATCATGCCACAACAGGAGGTGCGCTATGCTGATGAAGCGTAATGGCGGCGGCGAAAACAATGGCCGCTGATCCGCTGCTGGAGAAATACCGTCTGCGCACCCGGCTGCCAGTATATCGGCGCCGGGTGGCGCAGTCTCTGGACATCATCCGGGAGGCCATGGAGCAGTATCGCCCCTATGTGGCGTTCTCCGGCGGGAAAGACTCCATGGCGCTGCTGCATCTCGTCAACCAGGTGCGCACAACGCCCGGCTATTTTTTCGATTCCGGGGCCGAGACACCGGACACGCTTGCGGCTGTCGAGGGGATGGGACGCATATGTGAGGTGCGCGTCATCCGTCCTCGCTTGAGCATCATCGAGATGTGCAGGATGGCCGGCTGGTGGGGCTCCGAGCCGCCCGGCGATCCAGTCTATTGGTCGGTCAAGGACTTCCGAGAAATCCTTATCGAGGAGCCATCGCGCCGGGCCATGGCCGATGGGTTCGATGCCGTGTTGCTTGGCATGCGCGAGGAAGAGAATCGCGGCCGCATGCTGATGCTGCGCCACTATGGGGTGATCCACCAGCGCAAAGATGGTGTCGTGACGATCAACCCTCTCGCCAAGTGGGAGGGAGCCGACGTGATCGCGTACTGTCTCATCAATGGCCTGCCGCTATCGCAAACCTATCTGCGCCCTGCAGATGACAGGGAGCGCGAGCGCCGGCGTACCGGGACAGCGCTAGGGACCAGTGGCGCGACCTGGGGTCGGCTGCAAATTCTGCGCCGCGAGCATCCGCAGATGTGGCAGCAACTGGTGGCGGAGTTCCCGCGCTTGAGCATGCTGGGATAGGTGTTGACGCGCGAATGTCCTGACAATAACGTGCGTTTTCATAGTATGGTCGAAACTGCGCCCGCCTAGGCCGTCCCGGCGGGCGCTGTCGTTTCTGGCCGCCTAACCGAGTCTCCTCCCTGACGCGCATGGCGCGCATGGACTCCTCGGCGGCGGCGTCAGCGCCGCGGCGATCCGGTCGAGCGCCTCGTCGGCGAGCGTCAGCGTGTCGATGCCCTCGGCCGTCAGCACCGTCGCTACTGCCATCTGCGCCATGTAGCGCAGGGCTTCTGGCGGCGGGGTGCGCTCCCCGCGCCGCCATTTGCTGAATACCGAGTGGTTCACGGTACGGCCGGTGAGTTCAGAGAGCCGGCGCAGCTCGTCGGCCAGCGGCGCGCCGCCGGTGGTGGCGACGTCCTCGAACGCGGCGATCAGGTGCGGGTAGTTAGGCATGGCTGAGCCGCACCGGCATATCGGGATCGACCGGCTGATCGAACCGCACATACTCCAGCTGCCGATTGTCGAGACTGAGCACCGCGGCGGCACGCTGCCCCTGCAGATCGTCACGGCGTAGCAGCTCGCGGAATGCGGCCTCAGCAATGGCCGGGGATGCGGTGGCGGTTTTGTCACTCACTCGCTGGTCGGGCCAGCGCACGTATATGCGGTACATAGTGCCTCCGGAAGAAAGCCGGGGCACGTGGCCCCGGCTGGTCGGTGTTAGTCGACGCTAACAGCCCAGGGTCCGTTAGCATCGCCCACCAGAATCAGCTGCTCGCCTCGGCGGTAGACCGCGACCCGATCGTTGCTGGTGGAGGTGACGATCAGTTCGGCGCCCAGCAGCTCGGCCAGCTCGTTGATGTCGTCGTCCTCCTCGCCCACCGCGTAGCCCGCGCCGGCGTTGTTGAGGGTCGTGTACGCCTCGTCGTAGCGGCCCAGGGCGACGAGTTCGCGGATGTTCTCGGTGCTCATTGCTGTTCTCCATGCAGTTTGCGGCAGAGAAGCCGGGGGCAAGCCCCGGCGGGGCGGCTTAGCCTTCGATCTCAAACCAGCGGGCTTCCGCTGCCTCAAGGATTTCGTTGCCGCCGAGGCGGTCGGCGGTCTCCGCGTAGGTCTCGCCGCGGGCGTTCTCGGATTCGCCAATCTCCGCCAGGTAGGCCTCGACGATGGCGTCGAGTTCGTTGGTGGTGGTCGCGTTCTTGATGGCGTTGATGTAGGTCATGTCGGTTCTCCTTTTGACCGGGGAACCCGCCCCGGACGGTTTGGGTATCGGCCTATCCGTTACCCTGTAGCTGCATGATAGGTCTACATTCGACCTATATCAAGATGTTGTATCTATCGTTCTGGCTGGTTTAATAGCTGCCGCCTAAGACATCGGCCTTGATGTCACGCAGGCGGGCGGGGCGGTCGTCGTCACGGCGGCGGATCGACCCAAAAGCCGCCGCGTACTCGATCGCGTCTTCCCGCTTGCGGGTCAGGTAAGTGCCTGCAGACCCTGCGGGGACGCGGTACTGTGCGGCGCGATCGTCATAGGTGACGACGACATAGCCGCCCTTGCGGCGGACGGCGAAGGCGGAAGGGCTGAGCTGGTGGACGGTGATCATGGCGGTCTCCTTGTCTTAGGCGATGAGGCCGGCGTCTTTGGCGGCGTAGTAGGCGCCCTTGAGGGCATCGATCACGGCGCTGGCCTTGATGGCGGGCACTTCGCCCGGCTCAAGGGCGAGCTCGATCCAGCGAGCGGCAGTGTCCATCTTGGCCTCGGCGGTCGCGTAGTCGCCGGCCTCGATGGCCTCGACGAAGGCAATCGCGTCGATCTGCCGAGTGCTGGGGGACTTGGTGGTGTGCCACACCTTGGCGCCTTCGATGATGGCCTTGGCGTAAGCGATCTGGGAGTCGGTGCCGATCATAACGATGCTCCTGTCTGGTCCGTTACCCTATGGCTGCATAATAGGTCTGTATTCGACCTATAGCAAAATGTTTGTTTCTATCGTCGCGCCAGCTTCGATAGCTGCCGCCTATAGGTGATTCCGTGACTCTACGTCGCACAGTGTCCGGCATTGCGGCATCTGCCGCGCTGCTGATCGGCATCGCTGTGCATGAGGGATACCGGGGGGAGGCGTATGTGCCGGTGCCCGGGGACCGGCCGACCATCGGATTCGGCGATACCCACGGAGTGCAGCTGGGCGACACCACCGACCCGGTGCGGGCGCTGATCCGGCTGGGTGAGCACGTCGACCGCATCCAGCGCGAGATGCGGGCATGTCTGGGCGACGTGCCGCTACACCAGCACGAGTGGGACGCTTACGTCTCGCTCGCCTACAACATCGGCACCGGCGCGTGGTGCGGCTCGACGCTGGTCAAGAAGCTCAAGCAAGACCCGCCTGACTACGAAGGGGCCTGCGCGGAGATCCGGCGCTGGGTCTACTTCCAGGGTCGGGTTCTCCCCGGATTGGTGACACGCCGCGAGGCCGAGTACCGGATGTGCATGGGGCTGAGCGATGGGGCTGCTCGGTAGGCCGTTGCTCGTCCTGCTGGCAGCGCTGGTGCTAACCAACGTGGTGACCGGCTGGCTGGCGCATCATGCGATCCGAGAGCGGGCGCGCGTGGAGGCTGAGGCAGCGGCCGAGATCGCCCGGACGCGAGACGAGGCGGTGGCGGCCCGCAGGCGTGCGGAGCAGTACCGTGCCGCCGCAGAGGCCGCCGAGCGCGCCGCGCTGGTTGCACAGCAGGCTGCGCGGCAGGCCGAGGCCGCCCGGTCGGCCGCGCATCGGCGGCTGGCCGAGCTCGAGAGGGCGAATCCTGATGTACGTGCGTGGGCTGATACTCCTATCCCTGGCGCTGTGCTTGAGTGCCTGCGCGGCGACGCCTGTCACTGAGCGGGTCTATCCGCCCGCTCATCTTGTTGAGGATTGCCAGGAGCCAATGATGCTAGGCGACACCACCGGCGCACTGGCGCGCTATGCGATTGATCTGCGTGCGGCTCTGCGCAGCTGCAACGGAGACAAGGCAGGGCTCAGAGAATGGATGGCCGAATGATTGAGCGTGTCTCTCTGCCAGACGCCGCGAGCTATACCGCGTCCGCTGGTGTCGGCGTGTACGGGCTCGTGACGGCCCAATGGGTTGGTGTGGTCATCGGCATTCTCTGCGCCCTGATCACTGCCGGCGTGAGCATATGGGTAAAGCTGCGGGACGACCGGCGCAAGGCCGAGCTGCACGCTGCACAGATGCGGGCGCTGGAGCGGCGGTGATCTGGCTGATCCTCGGCAGCGCCCCCGCTGGCTGTAGCCAGGTCGCTGGATGGCTGTACGTGTGTGAGTAGGTACGGGAGAGGCAGTGCAGCCAGCCGCGGCTATGACAGCCGATGGCGCAAGGCCAGAGCGCACTACCTTCAGCGCCACCCTCTCTGTCGCATGTGCGAGCAGATAGGGCGCATCACCCCGGCCACAGTGGTTGACCACATCGTCCCGCACAAGGGCGACCCGAATCTGTTCTGGGACGAGAGCAACTGGCAGCCACTGTGTAATCAACATCATGACTCGACAAAGCAGCGGGCAGAGAGGCGAGGGCATGAGGTCGGGTGCGATGCATCCGGCATCCCCCTGGACCCAGGCCACCCCTGGCGTCGATAGACGCGGTCAATCGATGGGGGGGAGGGGTGGGGCAAAAGTCGCGATCGGCCAGCATGGGAC